TTCCTTGGTAGTGATTCCTTCGACATGAACGTTAATACGCTCTACCAGACGACGGGCTTCGAGGACAATTCCTCGCCGCTTGGTTCTTTTTCTGGCCAGCTTTCTGGCGGCACTCGTTTCCGTCGTCGTAACTATCATTTTAATGATGATGGTTATTTCATGGAGATCACATCCGTCGTTCCGCGGGTTTACTATCCGTCTTACATCAATCCTACCTCGAGGCAAGTTTCCTTGGGTCAGCAGTATGCCCCTGCACTCGATAATATTGCGATGCAGGGCTTGCAGGCTTCCACGGTCTTTGGTGAGGTTCAGAATCTTGGTGCTACAGCTACGTCCTATGCTAATTCTACTCTTTCTGTTCCTGGGTTCAAGACGCAAAGTCTCAATTATGTCGGCTACGAACCTGCCTGGAGCGAACTCATGACGGCTGTCTCGAAGCCTCATGGTCGCCTCTGTAATGACCTTGATTACTGGGTTCTTTCTCGTGATTATGGTCGCACTATCTCCTCCGTCATGGATTCTAAGGCTTATAGCGATTTCGTTGCGGCCGCCGGAACCCATATCGACGAACTTTCTCTTCAGCGCCTTACGGCTTTCTTCAAGCGGATCTACGTATCGCCCTCTTCGTGTCCTTACATTCTGTGTGGTGATTTCAACTACGTCTTCTACGATCAGCGGTCTACTGCCGAGAATTTCATTCTCGATAATGTTGCTGATATCGTGGTGTTCCGTGAGAAGTCGAAGGTTAATGTTGCAACAACTCTCTAAACCTTTTCGTCATGAAAACAAAACAAGATTATAACCCGCATGTAGGTTGTCTTTATTCCAACCTTTCGCAGCGCGTTGGCGTTCGTTCTTGTGCTGACCAGCACGCTTCCTATCATGTTCGCAACTGTGCTTCTCGGCCCGATGAGTTTATTGTCGGTGCCAGGAGTATGAGCGAGATTCTCGAGGAGTATTACACCTTCGGCTTTCTTTCTTGTGATACGCAGGCTGTCCGTGGTGATTCTGCTTACGATGAGGTTCAGCCCTCTGGTAAGGATGCTTCGTTTCTTTCGACGGATCCCAGCTCGGATTTTTCGCTTGACAGGTTCGAGCGTATCGAGCGTATTGCCGAGTGCGTCGGCGAGACTTCTGCCGAGCGTCACAAGGAGGAGTTAGGCAAACAAAATGACAAGTAGTTATGTCTGCCCTTGTTACTTCTGCGATTATTGCCGGTGCCAGTAGCCTTGCGGCTGCTGGTGGTTCGAGTATTGCTGCTTCTAAGATGAATGCTCGTGCCGAGAAATACAATCGGTGGGCTCTCAAAGAACAGCAACGTTATCAGAAGGAGTACGCGGACTATATGGCTCAGCTGGAGTCTCAGCAGAATAATTTGTACTGGGATAAATACAATTCCCCGGCCGCTCAGCGTCGAGCGCGTGTTGCGGCCGGGCTCACTCCCTACGCTGATGTCGGAGGTATCCAGACGTCTTCTGTTGATCCCGGCTCCTATGGTGGTTCGACGCCTTCTGCGCAGTCCTTCACACAGCCGGGTGGTATTCCGACAAGCCCCCTTGTGGGTGCTTTTGGCAATGCCGCTCAGCAGACCCTCTCAGCTCTTCAGGCCGAGGCTAATATTGAACTCACCAAGTCGCAAGCCCTTAAAACTCGGGCTGAGACTACCGGTTTGGAGAATACGAACTCTATGTTTGACATTGTAAAATCTATTGCGAATGAAGAACTTACGTCCAAGCAGTTCAGTAATATTCTCAAAGAAACTGAAGTCAAGTATGCCGAGGCCAATGCCATTACAGACCTTGATGCCAAGCAGGCCAAGATTGCCGAGATTAATGCGTCAGTTTTGGAGCGACTTGCCAATGCTGCTAAAACTGATGCTGATCGGGTCACTGTAGAGCTCCTTCGTGGTGCTCAGAAACGCTCCCTTGAGGCTGGTGCTTCGCTTGCTGAAGCCCAGGCGGCGACTGAGCCGCATAGAGCTCTTAATCTCAAGCAGGACACTCTGCTTAAAATGGCTCAGGAGGAGACCGAACAGCTTCTTCGTTCTCAGAGATTTGAACTTACGCGTCAGCAAGCCCGTGCTGCGGCTATTTCGTTCGTTCAGCAGCGTGTCCTGACCTACCGTCAGGCTGAGGAGCTTGCTCGTTACCTCTCTAACATTCATGATCCCAAAAACATGTGGGACGGTATTTGGCGTATTGTTTCGCTTCCCTCTGGAGTTTCGAAGAGTGATTTTGCAGCAGACCTCTATAATGCTCTTTACGAGGAGATTAGTTCAGTTGAGTAGAATCATTAAGCTTGTTCTGGCCCGGATACTTGTATCCGGGCCTTTCCTATTGCGTTCGAGAGCGTTCCCCCGGTTCGATTTGGCTTGTAACGTTCCGTGCTCCTCTTGCAGTCTTACCCCGCACCGCAGGTAGCGACCAGCACCTCTATAAGGTGCCATGGTCGCGGACGGAGTCCGCTGGCACGTAAGCGATGATTTATCATCGCGCCCGTAAATACCCATTTTTGAGAGAAGGCCCTTCTCTTGCCTATATATGCCAGATGTGGAAACAGCGTCCTCGTGAGGTTCCGCATCGGTTCTCTCAAAGTCATAAAAATCTATGAGCGAAGCGAATTCCATTAGGTGACTGAGAGGGGGTACGGGGGAGAGAGTTAGGAGCCCCGTGCATGAGATTGTCTGCATCTGTTAACGCGCGCGCGCGCTTCGCGTGCGTGCGATGACAGAGCTAAGTAGCTCAGGCACAGTTTTGCGTCCTTACTTTCTCCCCCGTTATACACTTCTCAGGCCTTTTTAATTCGTCGATTTCTCCGAGTAATTGACCTTTTGGTCGAAAAAAAACAATTTTCTTGCATTTGAAAAATGGAACGCTTTGCATCGATGCAAAAATTCGTTATGTTTGCCCCGTAGGGCACTTAAATTACTCATTAAATCATTTTTTATGGAAAAAACACCATTTTACCGTACCAAGGCTTTTTGGACGCTTATAGCGTCTATAATCGCCGCTCTTGCTGCCTACTTCACCGTATCGTGCAGCTATTCTCGGAAAGTATTCCGTAACGGTGTTCATCATGATACTGTGCGGATCGAATCTAAACTTAAATCTCGTGACCTATCATGCTTAACAACGAATCTTGGGACACTCTTTCACAGTCTTTCGAGTTCGAACCTCGAGCTCATTTCGTGGAAACACTCTTCGTCGTTTGCTCCGACTATGCCGTCGACGGTGGCTACATCTCTTTTCGGTTTGCCTTGGCAGACCGTGTTCGAATCCAAACCGCAATTGATTCTATTGTCGCGGCTCAGGTGCCATTTTATTTCACCATCGAACAAGGATTGTTCGACTCCGAGTGTAACCGTGTTATCTATGAGTTCAACCTCTCAGACCTTTTTTTCTTCATTTACGCTCGCTTCTCTGGTTCTTGCAGTGCCTCTCGGTCGTTCTCGTCGCGGCGGCCGAAGAAAAGGAAAACCCCGTCCAAAGGTTAAAAACATAGTAATCGGCGGACAACACCTGTAGTTGTAGATCTTGATTTTTAGTTTGTTTGAGTTATGTGTAATAAGCCTTTGCGGGTTACGAATCCACATTACATTAAACTTGCTGACCAGCTTGGCGTAGAGATTCCTCAGTTCTCTAATCAGCCGGATTATAAGTTTCAGGTGCCCTGTGGCAAGTGTGTTCAGTGTATTAAGAAACGCCAGCAGCATTGGTTTGTTCGCGCTCATAACATCTATAAGCGTCTCGGTTACAACCTTTCAAACTCCTATTTTTGCACTTTTACTCTCAAACCAGAATTCTATGAGGCCTTTTGCAAGGAGCCCTACGCCTTTATTCGTCGGTTTATAGACCGCATGCGTAAGGATCAGTTCCTCCGTTATCGAAATCCTGATACGGGTCGCTATTGTTATCGCAAGATTTCTTTTCCTTATCTTTTTGTGCTGGAGGTTGCCGACGGTAAGCGCGCAGTTCAACGTGGGCGTCATTCTGAGCATCGACTTCATCTCCACGCGATCATGTTTGGATGCCCCCTGCCTTGGTGGCGTGTTCGTCGTTACTGGATGTCCTTTGGCCTTGCTTGGGTTGATCCTCTTCGCCATTTCGGTGGCGTTCGCTATGCAATGAAGTATATTACAAAGAAGTCTGCTGTGCATTGTAATGACGTTCCGAAGGAGATTTTAGATTTACATGGTCGTTTGTATGTCTCTCATGGGTTTGGCCGATTGTCGGAATCGGAGAAGGACGCCCTTCGAGCATATATGATGACTGGTTGTAAACAGTGGTTCTCTATCTTGATTGATAATCACCCTTACAGTATTCCTCGTTATTATAAGCAGGCATGTTTTACTAAGGAGCAGATTCGCTGTCGTAACGATTCCCTTGTTCCGCAGCTTGTTTGGGAATACGTTTTGAGGACTTATCCTACTTATTCTTATTATAAAAAACAACTTATAAAACAATCTATTTTATGGCAATGATGTTTCTTTCGCGTAAGCGAAACAAGAAATCCCGGTTTAAACTTTTTTCCGGTAACCCCACTTCTGCAAGCTGGGGTACTCTGATTCCCACCAATGTGACCCGTGTTGTTGCTGGTGATGATTTCAGCTTCCAGCCTGGCGTAGGTGTGCAGGCTCTTCCGATCGTGGCCCCTTTTATGGGTAGTGTATCTGTCAAGAAGGAGTATTTTTTTATTCCCGATCGGATCTATAATGTTGATCGTCAGCTTAATTTTCAGGGTGTCACTGATACTCCGAATACTGTTTATAAGCCTTCGGTAGCGCCCCTGATTCCTTTCGATATCGGCTTGTCATCGGGTGACAAGATAAACATTTCGGTTTCTGATGTGCAGACAAATCTGCCCCTTGGTTCTCTCGGTTGTATCGTCGGCCCCGGTTCTCTTGCCGATTACATGGGTGAAGCTCCGGGATCTATCGTCACGGGCGTAGTTGATCTTACGCCATATATTGGTTATATGGATATTTATTATAACTACTATCTTAATCAGCAATACGATCTGGTTCCTACTTCTCTGGCCGGTACTGTGTCTGATTCTGCTATGGAGTATCCCTATTACCTGTCGGTTTTCGATCTGGAGACCTATTTGCGTAATATCAAAACTAAATCGATTATTTCTCCGGCTACTCGTTCGGGTTTAAACGAGTCGTATTCTACGAATGTCACGGCTGCCCTGCATGCTGTTGATTCTACTTCCGGCGTGTTCACGTGGAAATTCTTCACTGGTCGGCAGTCTCTTTTCCAGCGTGGTTTTCCGGCCTACTACCTCGAGGCTTGGTTGAAAACTTCATCTTTCACCGATGCTGCTGTCGATGTTTCGACTTCGGGCAATTCCGTGTCGATGCGTAATATCACTTTCGCATCTCGCATGCAGCGTTACATGGATCTTGCCTTCGCCGGTGGTGGTCGTAACTCGGATTTCTACGAGTCTCAGTTCGATGTTAAGCTTAATCAGGATAATACCTGCCCGGCTTTCCTTGGTAGTGATTCCTTCGACATGAACGTTAATACGCTCTACCAGACGACGGAAACGAGTGCCGCCAGAAAGCTGGCCAGAAAAAGAACCAAGCGGCGAGGAATTGTCCTCGAAGCCCGTCGTCTGGTAGAGCGTATTAACGTTCATGTCGAAGGAATCACTACCAAGGAA